AGACGCATGGAAACCGGGTCATCATTCAGCGTACAAGATATTCTGCCACGCCAGTAGACCCGCCCACTCTTCTTAAATTTACCATTAATCAAGAATGTGTCATTCGCGATGTGCTCTTTCAGCCGAGCGGTAAATGCTGTATGCATAGCATTCGATGCGGTCGGAGCCTCATCATCAACCAACCACATGCCGTATTCGAATAGGTGATCTGTCCATTCTGATTTACCGGTCAAATATTCTGATGCCTTAATTCCACCCCCAAATAATCCGCCAAGTATAATAGTGTTATACAAGGTTTTCCCGCAATTAGGAGGACCGACTAAAAAGTGTGCGTGTCCACGCTTTGGTTTTCCGGCATGAGCATTTAAATAAGCATGCTTCAACCATGCTAATTCATACTTCAATTGTTTCTCACCCAGCATATGCGTCATCCATTTTGCAATGACTGGGAATTCTGCTCCCCATTCGCCAGCTTGGTCTGCCGGAGTTAAAGGGCTCACCCGAGCGGTATTAAAATAGCGACGGTTTTCATGCTTAACAATTTGTGATTTTACAAAGCAAAAGGGTAGACCAGCTTCAATCCGTTTGGCTGAGTTGATCTGAAACAGAGCTTGTTTAACTTCCGATACATTTTCGTGTCTCGCTGGTCGACCGGAAAGATTGTGTCGGCATTGAAGATCTAATTGGCATTCCTCTTTTAAGCTCATTATAAATGAACCGCTTCCATCCTCGATGAAATAATTCCGCCCGTCATACCAATAATTCTCAATCGCCTTGCCGATCCGTCCGACTTCATAATTTCTTACGAATTCATTACTCGTTATCTCAGCCCATGTATAAAATCCTTTGGGCATGTTAAATACTTGCATGCCGGTTTCCCTTACAATCGCGGCATTTTTAGTCTTATGTTGTCCACCTGGATCCCAAAAGGTCGGTCCTCGGCTACCTTCCACAAATTCCGTAGGCCATTGGTTGTCAGGCCAAACCCTTTGGATCTCAGCGTAAACGGCTTCAAGTGGGATGACTACACCATGACCACGAAAATCTGCGGATTTTGTTGTTTCATACTGCCAATAATGAAGCATGGCCGTCGGAATCCGGGCCTCAGGACTGACTGCTTTCCAATCATGTCCATGGAGTAAATAGTGTTGTCTTTTAAATATACCGGAATCAAACCCCCGAGCGATTGCGTCTCTACCATCAAGCTTCAGCTCTTTGGCCAAGCGTCCAAGGAATTTCTCATTGGTCTTGCTGCCGTGGCAAAAGATTGGGTCTTCAAAAAACCAAACCGCGTGGATCCCTCCGCTATATGATCGGGATATATAATTAACAGGGTATTCATGATCGATCATCCGACGGACAATCTCCTCGAATTCTTCATCTGTGAAATTAGCGTCCCAATCAACGGTCACGCCATGAAGATATCGCATGGGATTCGCTTCACTCACACGCTGACCGGGATCTACTCCTTCGCCGGTAGAATATGCGCAGTAAACTGTGCTCGGACTAGCTGCCCATGCTTTGAATTCTGTGGTGTTTCTAAACTCAGGAAGGTCGAATTGAACTTCCCAAGGTTTAGATTTACTGACCTGACTCGCCCTAAGATTTGGAATCGCGAATAGCTCCATAAGTCAATACCTCCTCTAGTACATTGTTAACGGCTAGTTTTAAATCCAGTTCGTGGCATGTGATATTTCTAATCTCGTAATTTATCAGCTCGGAATTTATACCCGCTTCAGACACATGCTCATCCGGAGTGTCATCCAATCCTCGGACTACTCGAACAATAACGCCGCCGTGAGCCCTAATCATCGCGGCCTCGTTCGGAAACCGGACATCATCGATTACATAATTTCTTTGAGGCTCCAAATGTGTCTCCAATGATGAGACCCAAATATTTTGAGACACCAATGTTCTCCCAAATTCTGTGCCCAAAAGCTGCATCAATTCCCGAGGGCTTTTACCGAACTTAGGAATTATTTCTTCCTTTAATTCGGGGTTGTAGAGTTCATCATTAGTCAGACCCATGGCTGACAGCATTAATTTAATGGGGGTTGCGAAACTTTTAATTCCGTAATCCCATTCTTCCGCTATTATTCTTGCTACGGATGATTTTCCACATCCTTTTTTTCCAGTAAGTCCTATGATCATTTGGTGTATTGTTTTGTAATTATTGCATCGGATGAGATTGGTACATCTTTCATCCACATGGGCGGGGTGCTCATGATTTTTTGTATCGCTTTTGTGGCGTGTTTAGCGCCCGCTTCGCCCACTTCAACGACAACTTCATCGTGTACATGAAGGACGATTTTAAACCCCGCGTCCGTTATACGATTCATTATAAATCCGAAACAGTCTCTAGCTAACGCTTGAACACTGTTCTGAAAGAGGTTGGCTCCGTACATTTTGGTCCGACGAATCGATCCTTTTTGAGTCGCACATGTTACGCCATCGGGCTCATGCCGACAGCGAAAGTACTTAAGCGTCCGGCCAGAGGGTAAAGGAATTTCAAAATCATTTCCTTCACTCGCTGTCTGTTTAAGCTGCACATCTAATGATTTCCAAGCCCGTGTGATCTTCTGATTCTTGTCACGAAAATCCATCACCTGGATAAAGGCATTGACCCATTGTCGACGGTCGTCGGTCGGAAGTTGAGGGTAGAGCGTCGCTTTTCCCGGCATGTATTTCCCAGCGTACTCTTGAAATCTCAATTCATCTGCCCGGCTAAAATCCTGATCGAGAATTTGAGTCTGCCCGTACATTGCTACAGTCTCAGCAAATTTTGACCATCCACTTCCGTAGCCCAATTGCAACACACGAACTTTAGCGAGTAGATAAAGCTCAGGATCCTCATCCTTTAATTTCCCGCCTGTCCATCCCATTGTCTGCCTTGCGTGTGCCTCATAGGGAGACATCCCTTTAGCTACAAGCTCTAGGAAATCTGTATCCCCAGCAAGAAACGCTGTCAGCCTCGGCTCGATTTGAGAAAGGTCGGATACTATCAGAGTATTCCCATCTCCAGCCGATATGCAGTTACGAATGTTGACTCCGTATTTTGATTCTCTCGGGAGATTCTGAACATTAAAGCCAGCGTCGCCACTCCATCTTCCGGTAGCATCCGCTCCGAAGTATTTCATATTGTATGACATCTTGCCTTCCGGTGTCAGTCTATCCTGCATAGAGCGTAACCGTTTCAAATGCATATTGATTCGGTTGTAATTCTGCATATCTGCAACAAACGAAATCTTATCGCCATTCTCTTTAACCCATTCTTCAAGAACCGGGCTATCTTTCGCCAAGCTTTTGGGAGGCTCAATGCCAAGCTTACGGCACTCAATAGCCAATGCTTTCTTAGAATATACGACATATTCTTTCTTGGTATCCGGATCAATTTCTCCGTACCAAGGAAGTGCCTTCTTTGCTTCGAATAATCTTTTTTCTAATAGATTAATAGAATTCTCCATCAAGGTTACATCAATCGGTAATCCTTCATAAGCCATCGCTCGGGTCATCCGACTCAATCGCTTTTCTTCTTCAGGCCATTTATCTCCGTACATCTCCCAAATCTGGTAGGTAAACTTCGCATCATCCAATGCGTACTGAAGAACCTCTTTAGATTCGTCCATGGCGATCATGTCGTCCCATGTCTTACCCTTCATGTTTGTGCGAACCCCTTTGTCCATCTCTACCCCTAAGAGCTCTTTGGCGGCCCCCTTGAGATTTCTTTGGAACTGGAAATATACGCACATATCGGCGGAACATTCCCATTCGACTTTAATATTCTGAGGTATGATCCCCATTTCTTGGCATCGCTCAAAGACTCGTTGGTCGAACGACGCATTGTGGGCGATCAAAGTATACCCATCCAACCTTGTAAAATCGTAATCCTTAGTCAGCCCGACATATTCAAACTCGGGACAATAAATTGATACGAGGTATGCATCGAATTCCGGGTGCGTGACATATTGGTAGGTGCTACTTCCCGCGATTGAGTAATCCTTACTATAGAAGGTCTCAAAATCTAGTGCTGCTACTTTCTTATTCATAATTGTGGTGTGTGGTTTTTATGAAATTGTGAATGTCGCGGTGGTAGTGGGGGCCAGAGAACACAACTCTGACCCCCTCACACACCACAACTAATCGATATGAGACAATTAGCTAAAATCTTTTAGCCATTCGACGAACTTGGGATCATGCTTCGTTCCCTTGCGGAGCTTAGGAGCATGCACGAAATTGTTACCAGCTTTCACCTTCTCAGTAGTAAGCCTAAATGATCCGGTATTAATACCTTCTCGGTAATACATCTTTGCGGCTGTAAAAATTGGTACCGCTGCATGCTTGTATGCAGTTCCTTTTATTCTCCATAATGCGAAGGCATAATTATTTCCGTCATGTTCGAATGGGAAGTCATCAGGATTGTCACCCTTGATGCAGACCAAGGCATCCGCGATTGCTTTCCATGATGCTGGTGTGCCATCTTGCCACACAAAGGTAGCTTCTGGATCAGCTTCGAGAACTTCTGCTTTCGTGCTCATGATGCGGGGTATTTCTCCGCTGTCCCATTCAATGTTTTCTTCGAACATCTTACCAATGCGGCATACGGTAAACTCTACCTCCTGCTCTCCATTACTGATTTCGGTTTCACCATCCAAAACGATGGTTCCTTTTTTATAGGTTTCGGATAATGCACCTACGCCTTGAGCAATTTGCAGCCTGGGAAAGCTGATATCGCTCGCATCGAAATCTCCCACCAAACCTTGTCCGGGCTGAATCGCCAAGCTTGCGGTTGGGGAACCTTCGATAATATCTCCAGCCGCTTCTGCGTCTGATGTCGTTTCACTTACTTTTTCACTTAATGTTGATTTTGCCATTTTACTATTTTGTTATTTTGTTATTTTGTATTTGTTTGTATGCTGAATGTTATACACTCAGATTAAAGATTTTGAGACTTGCGGAGGTATGGAGATCTTTCCCGGTCTTCTTCCGATGCAATAACATCGGCTTCCTCAAGGCTAAGTTCCACAACTCCGCGAGCACTTTTTTTCTGCCCACGCTCCAACTTCTCAGCGTATTTTTTAGCCAATGCGGACACGCTAACGCTGCATGCGCTCATAAAATCATCTGGAGTCATAATATGCTCCAAAGCCTCGTAGGCTTCCTGCGCATCCTCAATTTTCGTAGTCGCATTTCGATAATGCAGATTGTACCCGGGGATTTCTTCACCATTCTCAACCGCCAGCTTCAATGCCTGTTTCTTAGCAGCAGCCTGCCATTTGTCTACCACTTGAGCTACATTTAACATCCGTGATAAGACCATTGGATCTTCGACTTTCTCGGGACTATAATCCCCCCATAAAGTCATCTCAAAATCAGTTACGCTCTCGCTGTATTTCTTGGCGAGCGGTAGTAATTTATCGGACAGGGCAGGGCATGAAAGCTTATGCTTACAATACCGGCAGCCTTCAGAATTAGGAATCGCTTCGGCACTCTCAGCCTGAGCCTTCTCAATTA